GTAAAAAAACATGAAAAAAGTAATGAAATCAGTTTAAAAAATTTATGAACAAAAAATATTTTATAAAGTATTTTACTCATTGTGGCTAGACTTAGAATAAATACCTTTTTATAGAAAAAACCAACTTCGCCAACACCGCCAACGAAACCGCCGCGATCAAAATCCGCATAGTTACCGCTCCTTGTGAGATCGGCAGACGATAGCATTCGGCGCGTAGAAACGAAAAAGCCCAGCGCTGAGCGGGCTTTCATTGAACTGCATTTAGTAATCGTACCGGCCGCTATCCCTTCTAGAATTTCGTCCGCTATCAGGACCATCCCTCTCGGGCCTCGGTGGGGGCGCAGAAGGAGGTCGTGGCGGAGAAATTCGGCCAGAAGGGCTTTTGTTGATGTTGAGCCCCTCTTCTGAGACGCGACCGCCACGTACGGTAGGTGAGCGAATAGATTTATCTGTCATGCAACCTCCTCAGGCGGCCCCAAAAACTCAACCCATAACACATCACTGTTGGCGATCAGGACGCTCGTAACCCCATCATAAGGCCTCATTTCGCCCCCTTCCAACCAAAATGGATCTACGATCACAAAATGCCCCTTGATTGGATCGCTAGGCCAAGTTCTCGGATAGCCCATCAACCTACGGCCATCCAGCAAATTGAGCACCACATACCGATCTTTATACTTCAGAAAAGCGAAGTCCCATTCTTGTATCAATGTAGAGCTACGAGAGGTCAGTTTGAGATTTCGCGCCTGCCTGTAAAGAGTGTCATTGAATGCCCACCACGCTAGCAGTAAGCCTATTGCAACAGCTAATCCCGTGGACCAGATAGCCTCAATGGTCGCGCTCCACTCGGCGATATACCACCACTGACCGAGCCATAAAAATAGGGTCATCAAGCCACTGACAATGAGCTTAATGAGACCACTGCAAATCAAGGCTTGTACAACCCTTTCAAACTGGCCGGGCTTGGGGGCATCAGCAAGCCAGTAGAAAATTATCGTTGTCACGAAGCCTGGCAGAAGGGTTTGTAGCAATGGCAAAAACTGACTGGAGACCTCTTCCATTTGGTGCTCGTATCGAAGTGATTACTTCAGATCATACCAGATTGAGACCAACTCCAAAGTAATATGGGGACCTCCGTAGAGGCATAGGCTCACGGCGCCTACGCGCGTCTTTTTCTGTGCTTTCCTACAACTGACTCTGTGAGCGCTTGCTCGACCGACCAACCCCTGTTCAGCCTAGATGCGAGAACTGTCTTCTCGATACCCGTGATCTCAGACCATTCCGTGATACATCTCGACTCGCCCTCAAAAGCCACTACACGATTGATTCGAGTGTTCCTAGACTGCTCAGCCGCAGTAGCCCATCTGCAATTTTCGCGGCTGTAGCCTGCATTCGGGTTTATGCGATCGAGCGTGGTCCTTTCCGGTCGATTGCCCATTTGGTCCACGAAGACAGAGAAATCATCCCACTCAGCGCAAACTCGAATACCTCGCGCACCATAGTTGTGGTACTGGGTATCTTTGGGGCGATTGCATCGAGAGCGCATCATTACCCAGGTTGGGTAAAGCTGATGCTCTTTCATTCGATGAGTCGCGCTCCCTTTGTTGCGAGCAATGATCATCTCGGATTTGAGGCAGCCGCACGACTGGGCGATACCATTTTTGAGAGATGCTGCGAGGGTTTCCTTGGAGTTGCCGCATGCACATAGGCAGGACCACACCGCTTTTCGATTTTTAAGACCTATGAATGAAACAACTGTAAGCCTACCGAAAGTCTGCCCGGAAATATCAAGGACTTTGCCCATATCGAATCACTCCATTCGATCACTCATAATAATGCGCGGCAGGCGGTGAGAGTACCAATTTCAACTGGCCGGTCTAGCGCCGCACCAGGATTATAATCGGCTTCTATGTCGCCAATATCCAACGCAGACTTCCGCAAAGTACCCGCCATACACATCGCGCTTGCTGTCCCGGTTGTACAGGTGGTGCAGGATCGACCCGGGCGCCGGGTAGTGCTCGGGCTCGGTCTTCAGCACACCGTCGGCCAGGTAGATCGCCGCATGGTTCGGCACCGGCGAGCGGATCTGCATCAGCACCAGGTCGCCGTGCTGCAGGTTCGACACCTTCTCGAAGCCAGCCGCCGGCAGGTTCTCCAAGTACAGGTTGCCGCCCTTGTCCCACCAGCCGTCCTCGCGTTCGTAGCTACCCAGCTCGATGCCCATCTCCCGGCGGTAGAAGTCCAGGATGATGCTCAGGCAGTCGTGAACGCCGTGGGCGAACTTGCGCCCGATCAGCGGCGCCTCGTAGCCCTCGGGCATGAAGCTGACCAGTTCACCGGCGCGCACTTGGTCGTCGTCACCCTTCCGGACCTCGATGATGTGCCAGGGCAGGCCTGATGCCTCACACGAAACGCGATCGGCTTCGCTCGGCGCCGCCGGATAATCCGGGTGACTGTGCACGACGGCTAGCACCCGGCCGCGATCCTCGGCAGCGGCATAGTCCTCCGGCGCAAGCCTGAAGTGCTCGCTGGGCGTCGATGCGGTGTTGCGGCATGGAACGTAGATTTCCTTGCGGCCTTCCCGCACCAAAAGCCCGCAGGCCTCCCGTGGATACTCGGCCAGCGCGTGCCGCTTGATCGCAGCACAATTTGCTTTGTTCATGAGTCAGTTCCGAATCAGGCCGGCCGCAGGGAATGAGCCGTACGGCAGGGGGTTGTTCTGGCCGAAGCGCAATTTGCAGCTGGTCAGGCGACCGCCGCATTTGTCCTTGGCCGCATCGGTGACGATGATGTCGTTCTCATCGGCCACCGGCGGCCCGTTGTAGCCGCAGTACGGCCCGCGATAGCCGCCGCAGCTGAGCCACCAGCAGACGTTCGCCACGATCTGCCGGCGCGGCAGCTGTACGCCGGCGAAGTCCAGGGCTGTGGCCAGCTCGAACTGCACGGTTTCGTTGTCCTCGGCGGCCTTTCGCTCGACATACCAGATGTCCGGCGGCAGCTCTTCATCGGGATCCGCCTCGGGCTGGCCATCGAGGTACTTGCCCAGCGTGCGGTGCCGTATCAGCTTCGCGCCCACCAGGTCCTCGAAATACAGGACCAGCGCCGTGATGAAGCCCCCGACGTTGCCTACCGACAGAGTCGGTGTCGGCTGGGTGCCCTGCCCGGTCATCTCGAAGCCCTCGGCCTTGATCGGCCAAGGCGAATACTCCACGCCCTGCCAGAAGATCGACGACTGTTGGGGGTAGCCGTGGAAGCGGTACAGTTCGGCGCCCAGCACCGTGGCGTCGAGCTCAAAAAGCTCCACCCACGCGCCAGGCTCCAGGGTCTGGATGTCGGCCGTGATCGGCATCGGATTTCCTCAGGAAAAATAAACCCGCTCGATGGCGGGTAGATGGGTCAGCTGGGACGGACGGGGCGCTTTGTGATGTCAGGGAAGTCCGGCGATTCATGCCACAGGCGCACGGTAGTTCGGTAATTCAACCACTGCTTCCGTGTTCCGGGCATGGCGTCTTCGGCTTCTTCTTCAATGGCTAAAAGTTGGTTGGCAATAAATGACATTTCCGCCGCTTGCCATTCAAGTTCGACTTGGCGAAGTCGCGACGGGCTCTCGGACCAGCCGGGGAACAGCCAAATTTGATCGGCGTACCCCGGCCCCGGTTCTACAACGATATCGCTAAGCGGCTCGCCGTCACTTCCGCCTAGATACGCACCGTCCTCTAGAACGTAATGTAAAACTGGATTGCCAACGGCGCTAAAAAGCTCACCCGTTTCAGACGCAAGGCTCATGCGTACAGCTCCACGAAAAGGTCAAATGTTGAGTTTGGGAAGGCGACAGTTGAGGCGACGCCGGTACTACTCAATGCAATTAAGCCTGCTGACCCTACAATCAAAGTGACGGTCGTGGTTGTGGATTTAGCAAGCGTACCCCCATAAGAAGATGCCGCCCCGCCGAAGTCGGAAAACAAAGCCAGGTCTACTCGGTCGCCAGCAGCATAGCCAGCAAACCCTGCGCCCTTTACAAGCAGATAGGCTTTTGCCAGCTTGAAGTGTGCGCCGAAGTTATGGGTTAGTACCGTTTGGGATGCGCTGGCTGGGGTGAGCGCGGCGCTTGTCCATTTCCTTGTGAAAATCTGGTTGGTTTGCAGTTCAGAAATTTGCGTCGAATGTGTCGTAACTTGGCCAGCCAACGCCACAACATCGACAGCGCCGGGGTTCGTGGCAACACTCGCCGCAACGGTGCACCAAATAACCGTTGCACTCACTGGGCGAGTTTCAGTGCCTGTACGTGCAGAAGCGGATGCGTCAAACGTCAGGTCGTATCCGGTTCCTGTATTGCCAAAAGTAGGAAACAGAGTACGTGGGGTTACGCCTCGTTTAAATGCCCCTGAGTATGTTGCTGTCGCATCAGGGAAAGGAGACGATCCTGCATTTGAGACGCTACCGGTAATGTTCTGAATCTGGTCAAGCTGGAACAGACCCGGCGTACCGGCCGAGTTCTTACCGTAACCTCGCAGGAAGGCAGCGGCGGGGGTCAACCCATCGGCGTGCTTGCCGTTGGTGTCCGGCATGCGGAAGGTAGTCGTACCATTGCCCTTGGAAGGCAGGCCACGGTTCAGATACGGCGATGCCAGCCAAACCGCGTCATCTACCGCGATTGGCGCGTACAGTGCCCACAGGTCTGGATAGGTCGCCCTGTCGGCAATCTGGCCGTTTTCAGGGAGAAGGCCGGCCGGAATGCTCGCCTCGGACAGTTTCCAGGCAATGGTCTGGCCGAGGTATGAGCCACCGCCACCTGCACCGCCTTCTGCCGCAACCATCTTGCCGGTGCACCGCCAGTTGCCGCCACCCAGGGAAGTGAACTGAAGTACATCGCCTGCCGCCGTGGTGATGTCCGCGCCTTTGGGAAGAATCAGCGACGTGGCGTTGTGAGTCAGCGTTACCGCCCCGGCAAACACCAAAGTCCTGACCGCTCCGCTCGCGATCGAGTCGAAGCCGGTGATGCCAGTAGTGCCCGTGATGGTGATCGTGTTCGCTGCGGCGGCGCCGATGGCGGGGGTTGCCGAGCTGGCCAGGGAAACGATGTTCGCGTTGTTCAGGGCGCCAGTCAGCTTTCCGCCGGTCTTGTCGAACTTGCCTGACAGCGCGGAAACAGCAGCGCTGACTTGCGCCTGCAACTTGCCAGTACCGGTCAACACGCTGTCGGTGGCAGCCACTGCTTCGTTGAGCGACGTGCTGAGCCCTTCCAACGTAGTTGCTCGGACGCGCGCAGCGGTGAGATAGAGATTGGTCGATCCCTCCGGAACCTGGTCGGTAGAGCCCGGTGAAGAAGGGATCATCACGTAGGCGGTGCCGCTCCAGCGATACTGCCGGGTCGGGTTGCTCGGGCTGTCACCATCGTTGATCGCGATATAGATTTTCCCGGTCTCGCCCGTTGCAGGGAAATTGGCAAGGGCCGGAAACTCCAGCACGTCATCGACGTAGCTCGGCAGCTGAGAGGAAGGCACCAACCCCTCCACAAGCTGAGCAACCGTCACCCCCACCGCACTGCCGGGTACCGCCTCGTCGGCTTTCGCTTGAGCCATGGACGCCGCTTCCAGGGCAGCGGCAGAATCTGCAACGCCCAGCTCTGCCGTCGCCTGCGCAGTGGCGGTGCGGGCGTCCAGCTCGGCAAAGTTGGCATTGATGAGCGCGCCGCCAGAACGCAGGGACTGGCCGTTGCCGTCGTTCGCCTGCCCGCCAATGTTGATTGGGTCAATGCTCATGGGTGGAATGCCTGTTCGAAAGTTGCGGTCAACATGTAGACGTCACCGCCTGCGTGCCTGGGTTGGTATTCGGAGCACTTGAATAGCGCTGTTTCTCCCAGGGGCTCAGTCCAGAAAAATGGGTTTGCACCCTTCTGCCTATCGAGGAAGTCGGCGATTTCCTTGATCCTGGACTTGGGGCCGGAGAAGGTGAGCGGCCACGACTGGGTTTTGTTGTTGATGCCATCCTCGGCCGTCTGCTCGTAGCCGTCCCCGAATTTGGCCGACTTGGTGCGAAAGCTCACCGTGCCGGCCGGCTCTTTGTTTGGCACCCAGGTAAAGGTTTCCGTTGCCATACTCTTCCCCGGCAAAAAAGAACCCCGCCGAAGCGGGGCTGGTTATCCACGACCGTTGATGGCCGACCAGATTTGGCCGCCCGGCTTGAGGTCCCTGGCGATTTGCTCCTGCGCGCCTTGCTTGGCTGCTCGCGCGTATGCCTGAGCAACGGCCTGGCCACCATCGGCAGTACCTCCGCCCTGCCCTTCGGGCACAGGGAACGTTTGTTGAATGATCACCTGGTTGCTGCTAGCGCCCTGGCCACCGCCAAGCGCACGAACACCCAGTTGCCCTCCTGAGGTCCGGGTCAACGGCATAATCGCCTCTGGCCCCGCCTCGCCCGCCACGCCGATGTCACCGCCGGCCATACCGAACGCTGTCGGCTTGTTCAAAATGGAATTGGTGAACGCAGCACCGTCGGCAAACATCTGCACACCGCCCGACCATGCCCCACCCTTTGCCTGGATGCTGCCCGGAGTAAATCCCGAGAGATCTCCCGAGTACCCGGCCTGGGTAGAGCCAGCAGATGAACCGCCACCGAAGTAGCTCACGGCAGCGCCGAACAAGCTGCTCAATATCGCGGAGCTGGCCTGCCGGGTCGCGATCCGCGCCATATCCGCCAAGATCGACTTCGCGAAATCGGCAAACGACAGCTTCCCTGTCATGGCGAAGTTGACTATCGCGTCTTCCATGGAGCTGAAGGCATTGGTGAACAGGCTTTTCGTCTGCCCGGCGACATCCCGGGCGGATTCCAGGTAGTTCTGCCATGCCGACGATGCGCCGGCGCTCCAATCACCCTGGGCGGCCGTCATGTCGTCGTAGTTGGCCTGCACGGTGTCGTGCAGATCCTGCTGCGTGGCTTTCAGCGCGGCCAGCTTTTGGTTGTACTCGTCGAGGCTCATACCCCGCGAGCCATCGCCGTACTGATTGGCCAGCTCCAGGCGCTGCTGATTGAATCGGTCGTCGATGCCGTTCTGCTGGTCCGTCAGACTGCGCTGCCGATCACCCTGCCCCAGGCTGGACGCCGCCCGCAGGCCCTGTTCACGTAACGTGTCAACCTGCTGTTTCAGCGCGCTGGTGTAGGTGTTGACGGCCAGGGTCTGCTTGCGCAGCCGGCCTTCTTCATTGGTCGCGATGATCGCCAGTTCGCTGTCGCTGTCCTGCTGAGCCTTGACCATGGCGGTCCGGGCGTCGGCGATCTTCTGATCCAGCTGGATGATCTGAGCCGCGCTCGTTCCTTTTTTCGCCTTGGCAGCTTCGAGCGCGTCGATCTCGGCTTGGTATCCCTGGGCAACTTCGTCGGCCTGCTGCTTCAGCAAGCTGATGCGCTGCTCTGTGTAACTGGCCTGCGAGATCACCCCGGCCCGCTGCGACGCCTCCAGCTCCTTGTCGGCGTTTTTGTAGTAGGCCAGGGTTTCGGCCAGGGCGTTCTTCGCGTTGTTGAAGCCGGTGGTGTCAACGCTGCCGGCGGGCGTTTTCGGATCCTTGAACTTGTCGTTGATGTTCGACAGGTTTTTGTCGATCGCCGCCTGAGCCAGGCGCGGGTCGTTCGGACTGGTCTTGCGGATATCATCAAGGCTTTTCTTGTAATCCTTGATCGCTTCAGCGCGCTTTTGCTCGTTGGTCAGCGATGATTTCGTCAGCGCATCGACCTTGATCATGGCCTGCTGAGAGGCAAGCTGAGCCTTAGCTTCGTCGCCTGCTGCCTTGGCTCCTGCCTCCTCTGCCGCTGCTTTGACCTCAAGCCCGCGGATGTAATCCTTAAGGCTCTGCTTACCCTTCTCTCCAATGTATACCGGATCCTCACCGGGAATCCGTTCGCTACCGCCTCGAGTTTCGAGTCGCTCAAGTGCGTCTTTTGCAGTCTGAATGCGGTCAGCGTTTGAGGGCGCGCGCCCAATGTTTTTCAGATTGTCGGCTGCACGCGCGACCGCGTTGTACCCCCTCTCCCAAAAACTCAGGTTTTCGAGGATTCTCGGCGTGCGCTCGTTGATCGCGTCCGCGTATTGCTCAGTCGCCAGCTTCACCGCGCCCGCATGGTCACCCTGCTCTTCCAGGGCGGCGATCTGCGAGTAGACCGAAGCCGTCAGGTAGTGATACTGCTCGTTGAGCGCGGCAGACGCCTTGACGGGGTCGTCGGCCAGCTTCACAAACTCGGCGACCGTCTCACTCACCGCCTTGCCGGTGGCTTCCTGCATCGACACAGCAGCCTGGGTGATGCCGGTGAAGCTCTCGCCAGCGATTTTCCCGTTGCCAGCCAGCAGGGCCAAAACCTCGGCGGCCTGCCCGGTGGTGCCGACCGTTGCGCTCACCTGACGCGCCATGTCGCCGAGCTGTGCAGCGCTCACCCCGGCGTAGTTGCCGGTGAGGATCAGCGACTTGTTGTAAGCGTCCTGTTCCTTGCTGCCCTGGTAGTAGGCGACAGCCAGCGTGCCGACGGCAGCAGTGGCCAGCGCCAGCGGCGCGAGAATGGCCAACAACCCAGCAGCGCCTGCACCCGCCCCAGCACCAAGCTGAGCAACGGCGCGAACCCCGCTACCCCAATCGCCAGACGACAGCGCATTGCCGAGCTGCACAACGTTTTCCTGTGCCTGGCGGGTGCCTAGGCGCAGTTTGTCGAAGCCGGTGGCGGTTTTGTTGAGCTTGTCGTAGTCCTTGTCGATCTTGCTCAGGGCAGTGTTGTACTGGTCCTGGCTGATTCGGCCGGCATCCAAGTGCCTGCCCAGTTGCTCGACCTGCGTGTCCAGCTTGGACATGGCGGCGCGGGCCGGGTCGATCGCACCCAGCAGGCTGTTCAGCGCCTTCTGCTCGTCCATGGTGGACTTGGCCAGGGCGACCTGTTGCTTGTCGAGCTGCGCACTGATTTTGGTGAATTCAGCTTCACCGTATGCGCCGGTTTGAGTGAGTTTCGCCAGGCTCTCGCGCTGCTTGGCCAGCTCCTGCGTGGAGGTCGCGCCTTTCGACAGCGACTTCTCCAGCGCCTCCATCTCCTTCATCAGGCCGACAGCGGACTGCTCAGCGCGATCGCCAGCCTTGGTCAGCTTGTCGAGATCGGTCGCAGCGTTGGCGGCATCAGCCGAATCGACCTTGATGCCGAGTTCTGCAATGTTCATCGACTCACCTTGAAAAAGTGCCCGTTTTTACGGGCTGTTATCGCGCGCCTCAGCCATGACCGCGATGGCTTCCGACTCCATGGCCCGGATGTCCTGGAACACGCGGGGGCGATCCTTCGCCGGGACGCCGACGAGCCGCATCACACTGAGCAGCACGCCGTAATCAAGACCTGTTGCGCCGCACGCACCGGTGCGCCATTGAGTTCCCATGGCATCCATGACGAGGAAGGATGGCCAGTTA